CCCCGGTTTGGCGCGCTCCTCTTCGTGCCCGAGGAGCGGCACCATAAGGATCGCCTGCGCGACCGGGACCGACTCCGCGAGCGGCCGCTCGTCCACATAGCGGCGCACCAGGTTGAGCGCGTCGACCGGCTTCGCACCGCCGCCGATCAGGGCCAGGCGGATCACCTCGCGGAGCTCATCGATCTTCCAGGTGCCGGCGCTGAGACGCTTCAGCAACTCCATCGGGCCGCACCCGGTCTTGGCGTCGAGCTCGCGCCATTGCCCGACCATCAGCTTGAACTTGTGCGTCCCGTCGCCCCAGTCGAGCTCGACGTCGATCGCCATCAGCTGGCCGCCGGGTACCAGAAGTACTGGCCGTTGCTTTGGATCTCGATCTCGACAGTAACGAGCTCGCCCTGATTGCCGGTGAAGTTGAGCGTCGTCAGCACCGCGCTCATTTCAAAATAGCCGGCGCCCTGAATACCCGGCGCGCTGAAGGTGACCTGGATGTTCCGGGCGAGGCCCGACATATGCCACTCGCGCCATTCATCGAAGGATCCCATGTCGAGGATGCCCGAGCCGGTGACGCCGGCCGACAGCGAACTGATCACCCGTTCGGTGAACATCGGCGCGTCGGGATCGTCGCAATCCGGGACGTTGAATTCGTTCACCGCGGCGGTGAGGTTCAGGCCCTTGGTCGTCAGACCGCACGGCGCCGCGAAGACTTCGGGCGACAACCCGTTGCCCAGCATGATCAGCAGCTGGCTGCCCTTGATGGTTACCGGCTTCGTCATTTCCAACCCCTTCCAGCAAAAGGCCGCCGAGGCGGCGGCCGGGTTCAGGCGCGGGTTTAGCCGCCGGTACCGCCGACGCCGCCCGCCGATCCAGCCGCGGCCGCAATGACCGGGGTCACCGGGGGCGGCATCGCTTCCTGCGCGGGCTCGCCGCCGCCACCGCTGCCGCCCGCACCGGCGGCCGCACCGGCCGCGGCTGCGATCGTGGACCCTTCGGCTTCCGCCTCGCCGAGCCCGGCCGCGAGCGGTGGGTCGGCCGGCTGCGACTGCAGGCGGAAGGTCATCGACACCCGCCGGGTGATGCCGTCGGGATCCCGGATCGGCAGGGCGTTCTCGAAAACGATGAGCTCGAGGGTGTGGCCCTCGACGTTAAGCGGCGCATCGTGGAGGAGATCGCGAACCTCGGCGGCGATCCGCTTCGCCTCCGGGAATCCGACCGCCCGAGACCAGACGTCGATCACCAGCGTGGTCTCGGTGCCGTCGTAGCAATCGGCGAAGACGCCGGCGGCCGGACCCTCGCCGAGCGTGATCCGCGGGAATGGGCCCTCGGGCAGCGGCGCGGTCGGCACCTGGTCGAAGACGTTGTCGCCGGCCTCGGTGTTGCCGAGGAGCGCCTCCACGACGGCCTTCTGGATCGCCAGGCTCGGATCAGCCCCCACGCACAACCTCCTTGATCGATTTCCGGATGGCCGCCCGCATGGCCGTCTTGAACTTGCCGCGGAGCAACCGATAGGCCGGGAAGAAGAACGGGATCGCCGCCATCTTCGCGGTCCCGAATTCCTCGTAGCGGGCCGCGAAATGGTCGGAGAACACCTTTACCTGGAGCTCGTGGTCGCCCTGCTCCTTCTGCAGTGACTCGATGGTCTGGCCACTGCGCCGGTTGCGGGCGGCGAGCGTCCGCTGCAGCGAGAGGAGCTGGTCGGCGTTCTGCTCGAGCGTTTCGCGGAGCCGCCGCTTGGCGTGGACCGGCATCCGGTTGAGCTTCCGGTTCAACCGTTCGAGGCCTTCGATCTTCGCCATTAGACCGCGACCCCGAGCTCGCAGAGGAGATCGATCTGGCGCTTGTGTTCGTCGGGCGTCACCGACCGGATGTTGAAGATGCGGGCCCCGTTGTTCGCGTCGACCGCGCGCCAGTCGGTGCCGATCAGCCGGGCGTTCTCCGAGAGCCGGATGGTGACGATGATCGGTTGGCGGCCGCCGAGACGCTCGGCGAGCACGTCCTCGCCGCCCCGCGCGAAGTTGATCCGGGCGGCGACCGTGAACTGGTCCTCGAACTCGCCGGAGACCGGGTTGCCGTACCCGTCATTCGCCACGGCTCGCTTCGAGAAGGTCAGGCGCTCTCGCATCTCACTTGCGCGGCCCATTGCTACTGCCCTCCCGGCTCACGAGCACCGCCGCGCCGGCGGCGACGGCCGCCTCGCCGCAGACCCGGCGCACCACCTTCTCACCTGGCTTGAAGACGAGCGCGACGCGGCCGCGCCGCTCCGGCACCACCCACCGGAAGCGCCGCAGGAACCGGACGCGCATCAGGTCTCGACGTTCGGGATCCGCGTTCGGGTGACCGTCATGATCCCAACCGTCACCGTCTCGTGGTTGCCGCTGGAGCCGATGATCTCGGCTTCGTGGTAGTAGCGCCCCAGAAGGTCCTCGGTATCGATGCCCTCGAGGTTGACCGAGAACAGGCGCTCGACCGGATCGGTGATCTCGATGCCCTGCCCGATGGGCGTGGATTTCTCAATCACGGGATCGCCGATCGGCAGACCGAGCCGCGTATCGAACGCACGCCATTTCACCGTCGCGTCGACCAGGTTCACACCCTCATCGGCGAGGACGATGAAGTCGAGGAGCACATCATCGCCGGCGGGGATCGCGAAGTTTTCCGTGATCGGCATGGTCAGAACCCCTCGCCCAGCATCGGCCTGCGGCGGACGATCGTCCCACGGAGCGGCGCCGGATCGACGATGATGCCGCGCATCCGGCGCCGCCAGATGAAATCCTGCGCCGCGATCGACCAGCCGATCACGACCCCTATGCCTTCCGCCTCGCCGATCGCCTCGACGGTGATCGCCGCGATGCCCGAGGCGGCCCCGAGCCCGGCCGCCTCGCCGATCGAGGCGACGGCCGCGTCCGACACGCCCTGCGCGTCGCCCTGGCCGAGTGCGAACCCGATGCCCCACCGGATGGTCGCCCCGACGGCCGTCGCGGTGGCGGCGCCGGTGGCCGTGCCAACCGCAGCCGCCAGCCCGGTCGATGCCCCCGTTGCGGTGCCAGTCCCGGCCGCCGCCCCGGCCGCCTCGACGGTGGCCGTCGCAACTGCCGCCGCTGCCCCGGTCCCGGCGGCATTCCCGACGCCGGCGAAGATCGCCGCGCCGATCGCGGCTGCCGCTCCGGCGCCCTCTGCGGCACCCACGCTCGCCGGCGAACTGAACGCGGTCGCTGTGCCCGTCCCTGCCGCCGCGCCCACCGCCGCGGCAATCGAGGCGCCGATGCCGGTGGCGGTCCCCGTCCCCACCGCTGCCCCGACCCCGGAGCCGATGGCAGCGCCAACGGCGGCCGCCGCGCCCATCCCGGCGGCGTTCCCGACGCCGGCGACCGTGCCTGCCCCGACGGCGGCTGCGGTCCCAGCCCCCGCCGCCGATCCGACCGCCTGGACGATCGCGGTCCCGACCGCGGCCGCGGTCCCCGTCCCGGCCGCTGAGCCCGCGCCCGCGACAATCGCCGCATCGGCAATGCCGAAGGCTTGACCCGTGCCGGCGGCATTGCCCACGGCTTCGGCGAGCGATGTCGCCGCGCCGGACGCGGCGCCGATGCCTGCGGCCGAACCGACCCCGGCCGTTACCGCGGTGGCCGCCGCAGTCGCTGTGCCCGTCCCTGCCGCCGCCCCGGCACCGTCGGCGAAGGCGATGCTTGCCGCGGACGCGGCTCCGATCCCGGCTGCGCTTCCGACGCCTGCGGCGATCGCCGCGCCGACGCCGGCCGCGGCTCCGGTGCCGGTTGCTGCGCCGACGGCCGATGCGATTGCGTTGCCGGCGGCGGTCGCAGTTCCGATCCCGCTCGCCGCCCCGACGCCCGAACCAATGGCGAGCCCGGTCGCGGACGCGGCGCCCACGCCGCTTGCGGCGCCCACCCCCGCGATGATGGTGGCGCCTTCCGCTGCCGCGGCGCCCGTGCCCGCGGCGGCGCCGACGGCGGTGAAGATGGCGGCACCGACTGCCGCGGCGGCGCCGGTCCCTGCCGCGGCGCCCGCGCTCTCGGCCGTCGAGGCGGCCGCCCCAGACACCAAGCTCGTGCCGACCGCGAGCCCGACGCTCGCCTGGATCACTTCGCCGACGGCGGCGGCGACGCCAACACCGGCGGCCGCCCCTACCGCTTCAGTTGCGGCACCGGCCGACGCCTCATCCGGGTTTAGGAGAAGCGGTTGAAACGGCCACATGGAGCCGCGCCTAGCCCAGTTTTCTTATCGACCACTCCACCGTGATCGTGCCCGCGAGGGCGTCGAGCGTCATATCCCAGCCGTGCATGAGGATGAGGCTTGGCGAGACCCAACTCGGCGGCGACTGCACGCCGCTCACCACGCTCTCGTAGATAATCCGCTGCGTGCCGCCCGACTGCACTTTTTCATAAATCCTGATCTGCAACTGATCGCCGGCGACCATGTCGTTGAGATCGAGGAAAAGCTGATAAACCCCGTCGTCGGTTTTGTTGGTGCCCGCCGCGTAGGCGGCATCGAACGGCATCGAATGTTCGGTGGTGCCGATCGCCTCGCTGCTGGCGAATGCTTCGGTAATCGCCGAGCAAATTCCCGGTTTCTCGGTGACGGCGCGCCGCAGCCCGCGGAGATAATCGTGGAGCATGGGGATCGCCTCCCGCGACAGTGAAGGCTACGACCCGAGCGCGTAGGCGATGACCGTCATCGAGGTGTCGGGCGCAAACATCCCAGCAGCGCGGGCAACGATGGCCGAACCGGATTGCACGGCGGTCGTGGGAGGCGCGTAAATGCCGAATGCATCCTTGTACGCACGCTCCACCGAACCGACCACGCCGTAGCGCATCCCGGAGAGGAGAAGCCGCGTGCTGCTGGTGTCCGCGCCGAGGTCGAACCAGTAGGAGTTGGTGAGCATACTGGTGTCGTTGCTGCCGACGCCCAACTGCCACCACCAAGCGTCGTTGTTGAGCGTGCCCATCGAGGCGGTGTACGCCGAGAGCGCGGCAGTACCCGGCGTAATCGAGAAGCCGCTCGTCGATCCGGTGACGGCACCGATGGTCTGGACGCGCGTCCCGACGCGGACGAGATCGGGCCGCGTCGGCAGGCCGAACAAACGCACTCCCATGCGGAGCGCTGGCGATATAATCGTCGTGTCCTGATGCGCCGCCCCGATTGCCGAGCCCTTGGGGATGAACAGCGGAAAATAGTACCAATAACCCGTCGCGCCATCGGCCCCGAGGCACGGGCTGTTGGCGTAGAGGTTGGCGATGGCGACCGACCACGATGAGCCAGCGCCCCCAACGCCTGCGGCGGGATCAATTAGCAGGTCGGTCAACTGCCGCCGGATGGTCCCACTGGCATTGCCGCCACTGAAACAAATCGAGATGCCATAGCAGTCGTTGGCGATGCCGGTGAGGAGTTGGGTGTTCGCGCCCTTGGTGTTGGCGCTGCCTGCGCCGGGGACACTGGTCCCGAACCCGGTGTCGGAAAACGTCGAGCCGAAGTTGTCAACCGACCAGTTGAAATCGGAGGGCGGGATGTAGAGCATTTAGCTTACCGCGTAGCCGACGACGTCCATGCTGCTGTCCGGTGCGCCGCCGCATCCAGCGCCGCGCACGTAGATATTGCTCCCGGCGGGGATCACCCGCTGGGCGAGGTACTGCCAGAACTTGTAAGCCTGCTCCGCACCACCAGCGACGCCGTATGCCATGTCGAAGATGCACATCTTCTCTTGCGACGGCCCCGCTGCCAGATCGAACAGGTAGCCATTCGCGGTCATCGAGGTGTCGGCGGTGCCGATCCCCATCTGAAAATAGAACGAGTTCCGGTTGAGCGTGCCGAGTGACGCGCTGTAGCTGCCCTTGGCGTTGGTGCCGGGCGTGACCGAGACGCCGGTCGTCGAGCCGGTCGTGGCACCAAGCGTCTGAACCTGCGTTCCGTAGACCAAGCCCTCCGGTCGCGAGTTGTAGGTCGGCAGGCTCAGCGTGACGCGCGGCGTCAACGTGGTCTGGTTCGACTGCGCCGCTGCGCCCAGCGCGGCCCCCTGTGGAATGATGATGGGAAAATAGAAGCTACAGCCGCTCGCCCCGGCGCTCCCGAACGTCGGGCAGACGACATAGAGGTTGGCGATGAGGACGGACCACGACGAGCCGGCATTGCCGACGCCTGCTCCGTAGTCGATCAGGATATCGACCATCAGGCGACGATTGACGCCGCTGGACGAGGTGCCACAGATGAAGACCGACAAGCCGTAGGCGGTCGCTGCCAGCCCGTTAATGAGATTGGTATTGGAGCCCTTGGTGTTGGCGGTGCCCGTCGTCACCTGCGTGCCAAGCCCGTCGTCGTTGTACGTCGATCCGACGTTGCTGGTGCCGAGGATCAGGCTTGGGTGCGGGCCACCATTCCACAGCATCGCGTTCCCTTTCAGGCGCCATCGCCGACCCGGCCGCGGAGATGTTGCGGATCGATGATCACGCCGCGCATCCGGCGCGGGTCCGTGATGATCCCGTCGAGACGGCGATGCCGAACCGTGTCCTGGGTCATGATCGACCAGCCGAAGGCGACCCCCACGCCCGCCGCGCTGCCGATGCTCGCGGCGATGCTCGCGCCGACGCCCAAGACGATTGCGACGCCGGCCGCCTGCCCAACCACGAGGTTCGCGGTGTCCGACACGCCCTGGGCGTCGCCGTCGCCGACTGCCAAGCCGACGCCGACGCGGAGTTGCGCGCCGATGCCGGCGACGGTGCCGATCCCGGCGGCCGATCCGGCCGCGGGCTTGAGCGCGGTCGCGGCGGCGCTCGCCGTACCCGTCCCCGCCGCTGCGCCTACAGCGGAGAGCGTCCCCTGCGCCACTCCCGCGCCGGCACCGATCCCCGCCGCCGCGCCAACCGCGGCTGCGATCGCGGCGCCTTCGCCGGTCGCCGTTCCGATGCCAACCGCGGCGCCGTTGCCCGACGGCGCCGACATGCCGCTCGCCGTACCCGCACCGGCCGCCGTGCCGACCCCGACCGCGGTCGCGATGCCGACGCCGATCCCGGCGACGGTGGACATCCCGGCCGCCGCCCCGACCCCGGAGCCGATGGCAGTGGCAGCGGCAACTGCGGTGCCAGTGCCCGCCGCGCTGCCGATCCCCGCGTAAACCGCCGCACCGACGCCGGTAGATGCGCCGGTTCCGGCGGCCGCGGCGACCGCCTGGACGATCGCGGTGGCAACCCCCGACGCCGTGCCGGTTCCGGCCGCCGAGCCCGCGCCCGCGACGACCGTTTCACCCGCGTTGCCGAATGCCTGCCCGATGCCGCTGGCATTCCCGACCGCGGCC